ACACGTACGTGAACTTATCGATCAGTTGCTTACAAACCCAAGACTTGCCAGCACCAGATACGCCAGCAACTAGATACACGATGGGTTTGGGCGGTTTAATAGGTGTTTGATGAGCGTTAGCAAGATTCTTCAAGTAAGCTAAAACCTCAACTGAGGTACCAGAGAAGTTTGCTTTAGAAATCGTAGATTGATGACGCTTAACAGCTTTTGCGCCTCTTTTAACTATTCTTGAATTTACAGTATCTACGTCTTCGTGTATTACGACCAGTTTAACATCAAATAAACTCCCGTATCTTTGATATATGGATACTGAATTTTTCGATGGATCATATAATATGGGTTTTCCATTGAAGGAGTACTCGAGAAGATAATGATAATGTTGCTCTTTGGGTATCTTATCGTGTGATACATATTGATACAATTGATCTAACTGAGATGCAACCCAAGACGTACTGGCACCAGTTTGACCAGTCAACACAATCAGCGGCACTCGATTTGGTTTACGCCCAACTGGCATATTAGATTTTGCACGATTATGCTCGCGCCAAACCGGCGCTAAATTCGTGTAATGACATGCATCCTTAAATTGATCTGGATTCACAAGATCGAACGAAGATAACGGTTTAACATGATCTAATTCCCATCCATCTTTGCCGTATGCATCCCACGTCATATTGCGACCATCGTCGGACACATAAAACTTAGATTCTAAATAAGATTTAAACTCATCTATAGTGCACCCAAGATCTGCAACCGCAGATCCGCGTTTAGATTTATTTTTTAGAGCTATAGATAGTCTAGATCTTAGATTTCGTGCAATCTTTGCGTTTGTCTCATTGAACTTACGATCAGTGATATCTATTTGCTGCTGATGATTGCGTAAAATCAAGCCATTACTAATTAAGTATTTACGCAATGCCGTATCAGACACGTTAAACTTACTACACAATGCGTTTAACGACGCGCCTTGTTGGTATAGTGATATTGTTTCTTTAAGATTAGCAATATTAGGATTTGTCCTAATTGCGGTTATTATCGTTGCGTCTCGGCGGGATCGAGTCTGTATGCCAAGCTCTTTTAAAGCATTTTTAATCAATTGCGACGACACACCAATGTTAACGGCAATTTGATCAATGGTCATGCACTGATCTACATACATGTTATGCATAATGCTATAGTCAGCAAGTTCAGGATGGAGGGATCTGTTTATCTCAGATCTGCTTTTAAGCAGGTTGTGCTCGGCTAATACGCGTTCAATTGCGCGTCGCGGATATAAGAATTTTAATGCTAACTGATGAACATTTGTTCCGTAAAGATGTTCCTTGCATATTTGGGTAACTATATCTTGTGGAATATTGATTCTTTTGGCCATAATGCCTCCAGATCAATATTATACCAAAAATGTTTTTGACAATTAAAAAGGGCACCCTATAAAGGGTGCCCTTAGTATCACATTAATCAGTGATATTGACTACTTATCATTTGCCCACATTTTTCATAACACCTTGGAATCGAGGTGCGTAAACAAATAGCGCTCCATACATGAGCAAGAGGAACTCGAGGGCAGTAGTGACCACCGCCAAGTTCATCTTGGCAAGCGGTGCAAGTTGTTTAAACTTCATTGACTCTGCGCTGAGGTCGAGCAAGAAAGCTTCGCCGAGTCCTGGGCGTTTCTTACCTGCATCTACGATCGCGGAGATGCCTACACGGTAGTTGCCGATGAACTGAGCGGTTGAAGAAACACCAGCGGAAGATGTACGGTAGAGTTTGTAGTACTTGACATTGGATGGCACTGTTCCAGTGATCGCAATGGTCACGATCTGACCAGCAGTAGGTGTGACTGCTGACGAGGTGAACACTGGAGCGGACTCACCGAAATCGTTGACGAACGTCATGGCGTAGTGGTATGTGCCAGCAGCAAGATCAGAGCCAGATCCGGAAGCTGTACCAGCGATGCTGAGACCAGCGATGCTTGGAGCATTCGCGTTGACTGCGCTTGGGCGCACTTGCTGACGAGGACGGAGGAACAAGTTTGGCTTAAGGTCGATTGCACCAGCGGTGGTGGTCACCTTGGAGACGTCGTAACCAACAGTTTGCCCAGAGAGACCTGGCTCGCTACGGAACTGAGGATAGAACTGACGTACGAATGCAGAGATGACTAGAGGTTCAGCGTGGAACTGTGTAGGGGATCCAAAATTCTCGAGAGCTTTAACAGCGAGATCTTCGACGTCATCCTGAGCGAAAGATGCTCCGGCGAGGTCCTTGACGATGGATGTAGACTCAGCGCCCCAACCTTGGAAGTCTTTGGAGATGAACTGGCTGTCGGTGTCGCCTTTGAGGATCTGCTGAAGCAGACCGCTCATCGCGATGCTGTTGACCGGAAGGTCAGCGGTCGCGCCGGTTTGGTTACCGGTGGCGTCGGTGAAGTGCGAGTTACCCCAGTAGAGTTCGCGCTCGACGTTCTTCAGAAGGTCCATCGTGCCTTCTTTTGCTTGTTGAGCAACCACGTCGCCGACCGAGGTGCGGACGAGGGTCATTTGGTGGCTGACCTTACGACGCTTGCTGAAGAAGGCGATCCTTTGACCGTCGCGTACGTACGTAGAATCTTCTTCTTGTCCAGCGCCGCCTTCACCGATGTACGGCGAGGAGTCAGAACCGTAACCAACCAAACGGTTGTACTGTTCGAACAGGTTGTAGGCCTTGTCGATGCTGAGGGATGGCCACAGCTTCAGGTTTTTCATATCGAAGGTCACGACTTTCAAGGTCGATTCCAGCGATTCAGTTTGGATAACGCCACCGTAGGTGAGGTCGGTCGGACGACCAGCGTAGCCGTAGCCAGCGCTGAGAGCCTTGTTGAGGTTCTCGACTTCAGCCTGGGAGACGAGCCCTTGCTCCAAGCCTTGCATGATTTGATTGAGTGCGTCTTGATACATCTTCTCTTATCTCCCTTTCTTACTTGATTCCATATTTTGTTGCGATTTCTTGCAGCTCGGATGCCGATCCGATCTCTGCCTTGAGGACATCCTCGGTAGGTACTTCTTTACCAGACTTCTTAAGAGTGATTAGCTCACCAAGAACTTGAGACTTATTGAGCGGCTCAACTTCGTTGGATCCCTTTGCTAAGGGCTGAACGTTCTTGTATGTTACGCCGCGAGCAGGAACCGGTGTTTCTGCTAATTTCTTGACGGCTTCTAGAACTTGACTGATCTGACTTTCTAGTGGAGCAACTCGCTCCTCGATGGACTTAGCCAGCTTCTTCTCCATCTTCTTCATCTTCTTCTCTTTGTTCTCTTCTTTAGCCATCTCGTTCACGCCTTCGCTCTTGTGAGCTTCGTCGTGCTCTTCCTTGGCCATGTGCTTGTCATGCTCTGCCTTGCACATGTCCTTCTTCTTCATAGCTTCTTTATAAGCGTGCTCTGCTTTCTCGCACTCTTCTTCAGCTTTCTTGTAGGCCATCTCAGCTTTCTCGGCTTCATCTTCTTTTTCTTCGCCTTCTTCGCGTTCTTCGCCTTCTTTCTCTTCTTCTTCGTCTTCTGCTTTGTGAACTTCTTTGGTATCCATAGATCCGTCAGCGCCATGGTCTAACTCGATCTCTTGAGCTGAGAAGCGATCACTCTTCTTGAGAGCTTCGATCTCGGCAAGAGTCTCGTCGATCAAGTCTGTCAGACTTTTAGCTAGTTTGTTTTCCATTAGTTTGCCCCTTTAGACCTTATTGACCCATCATCTTGAGGTCTGGATGACCAGCAAGACGAGCGAGTTCAGTTGCCGTATCGCCTGCCTCAACGACCACGTCATTGGCAAAACGAACGCAGCAAGCAAGAACTGCGAGGTCTGATGCGTTTGCGAAGATACCGGCGATGGTGTTCTCGCCAGCAGCACCCTTAACCTTGATGGAGCCGGGATTTCCGATACCGATCCCGAGGAAAGGGGAGGACGCGTCGCTCACTCCGCCCATCGGGCTTTGAATCGAAGCATCGACGTAGCTGATGGTCAAGCCAGCTGCCGTCACCGACGTTGCGTTGCGAGTCGCAGAGACTCCAACTGCATCTAAGTTTCTCTTAATCTTATCAAGTACTTGAACTGGATTGCTCATCTCTCTTTTCTCCTATGGGTTTGAATGTACGAACATTCGTAGTTCAATATATCATATCGCTATAGTTAAGCAACAAATAACTCAAAAGTTATACAAAAAGTGTAATGCACGATGTGTTTGATTTATAAAAATTAAAAATCTATTTTCTGCCTTTTGCAAGATTATCTATGGCCCAAAGCGGCTGCAAATTAGTATAATGACATGCTTTTTTAAGCTCTTCAGCATCAGATAAATTAAAGTTAGACAACGGAACTATATGATCTATGTGCCAAACATCGTGACCATAGTTTTCCCAACTCATGCCTGGTTTAAATTTAGACTCAATAAACTTTTTTAAATATTCCAAAGAGCAACCAAGATCTCTTACAGCAGAGCCATTCTTTATGTTCTTTCTAACAGCATGAGAGAGTCTACTTCGTAGTATACAGGAGAGGCGTGTTTGAATGTCTGTATGGTATTTGCGTTTGGCATATTGTTGCTTTTTAGCTTTATTATTTTTAAACCATTTGGCACTTGCTGCTCTAAGTTTTTCTCGATTTTTAGTTGCCCAATTTCTTTTAGTTTGAGCAACCATTTCTCTATTCAGAATCTTGTGCTCTGAGCAGCATCTCTTACACCAATTGTAAAGCCCATCAACATTTGATTTCTTTTTAGAAAAATCAAACAATATTTTTTCCTGCTTACACCTACTGCATGTTTTCATCAACTATGACTTACTGACAAAAAATCTAGCTAAGGTATCGAAAGGAAAGCTTTTGTTGCAAGATCTGCACTTGGTCTGGTGAGCCATGTAGACCTGATCCTTACCGCAGTTAGGGCAATCTATATATCTGAAGGATCTTCCTTGGTCTAAGGTTTCAGCTTGCAGAACGCCGCCGCCGGTGAGGTTGGTTGGAGAACCAGCTCCGCCGTATCCAGCAGTTAAAGCTTTATTTAAATCATTGTTTTTTTTTAAGCCATCAACCATCTCATGGATCTGTTCTACGTTGTGGCGAATCTTTGCGATCGATATCTTCTGAGAGAAGTCTATGAAGGATGGTACGTCTTGGATGGCGTGCGGTATATAGGACTTGATGAGTTCAAGTTCTTCTACGGTAACCGCTGACTTTGCGAGGTCTAAACCCTCAACCAGGGTAGCATTGTTCGCAGGTGTGAATGTCAAAGCTAGACCGCGGATCTTGGTGCGCTTCAACACGCGCTGATCCTTTTCACCACGCTCAATGATTCCACCCTCTACTGAGCACTTCAACTTTAGCGGCGAATCTGTCTTAAATTGATGCTTTAATATTGCTGCGGCCGCTTTAGCAGAGCGATGATCCTCATCGTCATAGAGGATGCCTTCACCGTATAGGTACGGCGCTTTGATTTTGTTCCAGTAGTAACGCTGCCTTTCGGTTTCGCAATCTTCAATACCGAATATCTTCTTGGCGGAGGTGATGCGACCAAGTACATCCGGCAACTTGTTAGAGTGGTTGTCATTTACGACACCACGACCAGCAAGCAGCTCAGAGATGTCAGCGCCTTTTATATCTAGTATTTCTGACTGCGTATCTCGCAGTTCCGACCCCAAAACAGCATCGAACTTGGTTGCCATAAATACTCCTTCAACTAGATCATAACACACTTAACTGTTTCAACTTGCTTCGATCCCAGAGCTCTGCGGTTGGAAACATCTTTTTAAATTCATCCCATTTGATCTGGGCATCTGGCCTCATATAGCCTTTTATCTCAACCCACTTATCTTCTTGTACTAGATATAGATCTGGTCTATATGTTGACTTAGAAAGTTTAAATATCTTTGGCTGCCATAAGTAATCGATTTTATTGTTATTAAGGTAATTTACTGTTTTTGCCTCGTAGCTACCTTGGCAAACCAGTTCTTCGTTGGTTTTCCAATGATTTTTTATAGTCGTTTTATTTTGTGCACGAGCCACCTTTAATGCAATATCTGGATGTTGAATAGGGCTTGGCACTCCATACCTGATAATGTTTGTTGCACGAGCTCGTTCTGGTTTGCATTTTGGACACCAATGATCTGCTTTTATCGTGCTCCACGTAGATTTCCACGTATGACCTTTATCACATTGCCATTGTAATTTTAGATCCGCGTTTACATACTCGTCGCTTAAGCATTGACCGCCTTTATTTAAAGCAAACTCTCTGCACATATCAATATTGTGTTTAGCTACACCAACGCAACTAGGGCACCAAGATCCTAACTTGACTGGTTGCCACTGAGCATTCCAAGTGTGCCCATTTTTACATTGCCATCTTAGATTAGATTGGCTATGAACGTATACACTATCTAAACACTTTCCACCTTTAGATTCAGCGTGCGCGATACACATTTCTATAGAGTCTGACTTGTTGCGACCATTTGTTTTGTACGCGCAGATCTTACACCAAGATCGCATAGTATTAACACTGAATAAAGAGGACTCAAATTCGTGACCGTCTTTGCATCGCCATCTTAACTTTGATTTATTGCTGATATATTCAGTAGATAGGCATTGACCTTCATAATCTTCCGCCAAAGCGTGACACTCGTCTATTGAGTGCTTTTTCTTATTGCTATTGTTTATCGTAGTTTGTTTTTTGTTACAAGACTTACAAGAAGAATATAAACCATCCGGCTTCTTCTTGTCTTTGACAAACTGACCTAGATCTTTATCTTCTAGACACTTAGAGCACTTTTTCATCCCATCCCCCAATAGCTAAACAGCCAGATTTATTGTACAGAATCTAGCGCTTATCTATGATAGACAACGATCAGCAGTATATCGTCTCGTCGTCCACTGAAAACTCAGACGGTACGACCGGCTCATCGTCGCACGACAACCTGATCTCCTTGAGAGCAGAGTTGTCTTGAATCTTCTTGATTGCTGAGTCAGCGGTCTTCTTGACCGTATCGGTTGATACGTGCAGTGCGGCGGCGATATCCACGTCCGACATGGGCGAATCATTCATGTGGAATGCCTCGTAGGCAAACCAGCAGTAGCCTGACATCTGATGGTCGATCGCCCATGGGCATCCAGGTAGAGCCGCCTCCTCAGCTTCCGTCAGTTCCTTCTTAGCTGAGCGCAAAGCCTTCAAGCGCAGCACACCTAGCGGACACCATTCTTTAGTTATCTGCTGCAGCTTCCTAGGACATCTAGTGTCGAATCTTTTCTTAAGATCGCTCAAAGATTTACCCTCTGTTTGTTCTCGTTAGCTGTGTTGAGCTTCTTGACCATTGTCCTCTCGGGCTCGTTGATCTTCTTGATTATACTCTGTAAATTAAAAAAATCAACCTCAGCAGATGCGGAGGTTGATCAACTAGGTGGTATTAACATGTCTCACTGATCGGCATGTTTCTTAACTCTGACTCCCAACAATTGCACCAGATGTCTCGATCCGTTTATCTTCGTCTCGATAATCTTGCCGATCTCGGCTCCTAGAAGCCCAGTTACTATGTCTTGGTTGGCGATGTCTTTCAGAGCTGTCTTGGATCTGAAGATACCCTTGTCCTCTGGTTCGTCCGGCGTGGTGGACGATATTATCACGATGTTGTCATCTGAGGATACAGAGTATGCGTGAGTTAGACTATTTGCCTCGTCGTCCTTCCTGGACGACTCTTCCCAATCAATCAGCTTCAAGCTATCGGCTTTCTTAGCCAGCTCTGCCTTGTCGAACCCAGGGATCAGATCCGCGATGGCGATGTTCTTGTACTGAACATCGCTCAGGATCGCGTAGAACCTCGTGAGATCATCTTGCATTGGGCGAATCTGCTCCATGAACTGCTTGAGTAGAGCCTGAGAGACCCTAACGGCCATGTTGAGGTTTGACACCTCTCGCTCAAGCTCGGCTATGCGATTGACGGTGGGTTTGCTACGCTTCTTTGCTGAGTCTACGATCTTCATTCGATACTCCATCGTTATGCACGTTTATCTTTGACTCGGTTAGCTAATGCCTTTAATAAGGTAATCTCCTCATTCGTGAACGGTGGCAAGTTCTGGTTTGCGCTGGTTCCAAGTATCTTGGATAGTTCAGAGTTTAAGAACTCTCTGATGCGCGACTCTATGTGGTCGTATTCGGCGCCTTTTTTCTTGACCACGCGCGAGGATAGTACTTCGTTTATTGCATTTGCTTGCTGCAACTTCAGCTGTTCTGGTGTTAACTTGATCGACGTTTCAATCTTGACGACGTTCGTCGAACTGTTGGCGAGATGAACTTCGCTTTGTTGTGGTTGCATATCTTTTACCTCTTGGCTTGGTTTGATAAAATCATGCATTGTTTTTACCTCAAACCCATATCGATCCGCCATAATATGGTACAGCTGGTACGCAGAATTAAATTGAGATCTTGTTAGGGGCTCTTTATTATCAACACAGCGCTTCCAATGCGCCTCAACATCTGAGTCAACCATCAAGATTCTTGAAACTGAATTATGTTCTTCTATCTCGCGGATGATGTCTAGTTCATCATCTGACAGCATAGGCT